TGTGATACTACCCATAGCAGTAATCAGCAGTGGATCATCAACCTTAAACTGTCGGTCAATCCATGCCATGCGGTCAGCTAGTACTTTATCATCAGCATAGCTACTGTAAAACTCATCAGTCTTTAAGCCCATCACTTCATTCAGCTTGTCATAAAATGGAGCGTGTACGTTCAGTTCAAACATACCAAACACTGATGCCATTCGTTGTATCTCAGGACGTTGGAACGTCTTACGCACGTAGTCCAGCCAGTATTCGTTACCTACATGAAGCTCATATAGAGTAAAAAGTTTAAGAACAGTTGTAACGCCATGTAACTCAGAAGTAGTAAGATTAGTCTTGAGGTCATGTATATCCTTATTCATCTCGATTTCACCAGCAGTCCAGAATATGGACTCTTGCTGCTCACAGTAGTCAATAGCTTTTGGGTAGTCTACTGTGTACGTTTCTTTCTTTTCTAATAACTTACTACTCATACCAATCTTCATCCTTATTACTGTGAAATAACATACCACGTAAAAACCATTCAACCATAAAGGTACGCATAGGCTCATCACGTTCATTATAAAATGTTTTAAAACCAATGTAAGGCAACCAACCGCCCATCAAAGGATAACCAAAAAAGATTATAATCCTGTCTACAGGACAAATCCTAAATGGCATAAGCTCAAATTTATAAGCACCTAGCTCTTGTTCATCCATCATCTAATTCCTTTTGTAATCTTTCAAAGTGTAGCTCGACTCTATCTTCAAAGCGAAAGACTAAATCTTCCGAACTAATGTCAAGTAAGTCGGCTACAGTTTCTTCATCTAATTGTCCTAGCCTTGAACACAATTCTGAGAACGTCATAATCTCTTTAACGTCCTCGTAAATAAGAGAGGCTAACAGGTAAGACATCAAGTCCTCCATTTTCTACTTCGTTAAGCATCCAGATACCAGACCAACTACCATTGTTCTGCGCTCCTAAATACTTCTCGTCATGTTGATAATAGATGCCAGCAAATAACCCAGTCAGGTTTACACCATCAGCACGTCTTGAAAATGCTATGTCTCTGTCCTGAACATGTCCCATAATACATGACATCATTCGTTTAGATAGCAGTGACCTAGCACTGGCTACAGGTCTACCCATAACACCTGAAGTAAAGTAGTGAGCAAAAGCCACACCTTCTATGATAACAGGCTCTAGGAAACCATGTACTTCCCAGTCACTTAGGTTTAAATCTTTATAACTAATTACATCTTCCAAGATTGCGTCAGCTTCAACGGCTCGTTCGATGCGGTACTCATGGTTACCGATGGTAAAGACCATTCTCGGTTTCCATGTTTTCTTTTTGTTACGTTTCTGGCGATTAATCTCTTTCTTTATTGGAGCAAGAAGCAAGTCCATCGCATCGTTACCAGCTTGTACGTCTTTAGTGTACCGCCTACCTTCAAAGTCTTTACGACCTTTGTCGTAGCTAGACAAGCTAGGCATGTCCCAGAAGTCACCAATGTTTACGATAACATCAGGCTTCTTGTCAGCTATGTATTGACCTGCCCATGTAAGATGTTCTGTAGGTACACCTTCTTTAATTTGGCAATCAGGTATCACGCAAATCTTCATGTGTTCTCCTTAATGTAATCAACTAATTGTTTGTGTTCATCAACTGTAAAATGTTGCAAACCTTCCTTATCACACCACTGACCCATAGTCATCTTACTACCTTTACGGACTTTCTTATTACGATCAGACAGTACGAAAATTAACTCACCATTTTCTATAGAATCTCTAATGGCTTTGTACTTCATGGTGTCACCTGCTCTAAAGAATCCTTTGCACTCTATTAAGAAATTACCACATACAAAGTCAGGAGTGTACTTACGGTGAGTAACATACGGTACTGCAAATGGCTCGTACTCAAAATCTTTAGGTAGCTTTTCTGCAAGAGCTTTTTCTAAACCACTACGATAGTAGCTTTTTTTATTTTTTGGTTTCATGAAAATCCATTGGCATATTCACGCCACGTTGTAGCATCCATAGTAGCTGGGTATTCTCAACACACCTTTGAAAGCCATCGTCAAACTCCTCGATGTACATATCAATTATTGTCTTATCCCAAGCATCTCGATCAGTAGCGTCTAGTATCTTATCCGCTTTCTTATCACCGATACCTCGAATACCTGTTATGTTATCGACTCGATCACCAGTAAGCATCTGCTTGTAGAAGAAGCGTATGCCTTCCTCTGCTGTAACAGTCTGCCAAGTTTGTTTGACGTAGTTGTAGTGTCTACCAGCGACCATCAACAAATCCTTGTCAATCGTAGCGATAGCTGTGTTATCTGTCTGGGCAAGAGCCAAAGCATCGTCTGCTTCCATGCCATTAATTACTTGCGCTTTGTATTTACTTTGCAAGTACTCTCTAATGACTTGGTAATGAACTGGCTTCTCAGTGCCTTTACGATTCTCTTTGTAATCTTTTCTAATCTTAAATCTAAAATTATCCTTACCAGTTAAATAAACTTTATAAGCACTGGCCTCAGTGTCTTTTAGAATGTTATTAATAAAGATTTTGCAGGAGTGTAAGGCGTGAGATTCTGGGTCAGCCGTAACCAACCCAGTATCCTTGTCCTTCTTTTGAGAAGCGAATCCTATGCGATAAACAATAGGATCGCCATCAATTAAGAGTTTCATTAGAACGGAAGATCATCTTCAAAGTCATCATCAGCAGCAGCGTTTACTACTTCCAACTTTGGCTTTTCGTTCTCAGTAGACTGAGCTTGATTTAATCTACGTGTATAAGCGTTACGCGGAATACCAAACAATGCCTTTTGTGCTGGATTGTTCTCATCATCAGAATCTCCAATACTCAAGTCAAGTATACGATTCGGTGCTACTGTATCCTGATACTTGGCTGGGATCGGAAGAATCGTTTTGATGTTGTCATAAGTCCGTCCGTCCTTCGTGTTGTGATATGTAATCACATTACAAGGCTTTCCTAACACTGAATCCCAGTCTGCAACCTCACCGACCATAGCCGTAGGATCAAAAACTTGATACATCTTTGTCTCAATTCCACGTTCAGTCATCGAGTAGTAAATGTTGATAGGCGTAGTCCACAACAAGCGCGGCTTTTCTTCGCCGTCTATTGTCACAGAACTATTTACCAGCTCGATACCTAACGCAATCTGCTGACGCTCGTCCTGTTCTTCACCTTTATAAACAGGTCTTTGCATACCTAAATCTGCCACGTAAACAAGACGACCTTCATGTTCACCTTCGGCGAGAATTTCGTACTCAACAGTAGAGTTGGTAGCTTGCTTCGGTGATGCCATACGTTTTAAAGCCATTTTTGTTTCTCCTAAAAAAAAAATAATAGTACAGTATATTATACCATACTTTAGTGGATCTGTGAATAGTTATTTCCAAAAGAAACATCACAGTCCAGATCACGATTTAACTTTAACAGTTTGTTAGTTTTAGATATAGCCTCCTTTAATAATAATGATACTTGTTCTTGTTCATCCTCATGCAGTTCCAAAATTATCTCATCATGAAACTGCCCAGTAATCTGAGGCCGTTGACTGAGTATCAGCTTTAACCACAGATCAAAGCAGTATACACCTGTGCCTTGATTGAGCGTAGAGAATATGTCCTTCTCACTTCTGAGTGAGTACCACAATCGACTGACTGGGTTGTAAAGCCACATCGCGTCCTTACCAGCTCTCTTTGTAGTCTGCTCTTTAGCTATCTTTTTAAGTGACCAGTTACGTTTCCAGTACGCTTTATGAATCTTGGCTGCTTCCTTTTCAGTAATAGTCAACTGACGTGACAGCGTTTTAACACCAGCACCATAGGTACAAGCATAGTTACCACCTTTGTAAGCATGACGTATACGAGTTACTTCATCTGTATGATTACCTGCTTTGTATTCGTTTACCTGCTGTTGGTTAACAGCATTAGCAGAAAGAGCCAAATCAAGATGAGGATCAAATCCTTCAGTCGTCATATCCGCTACGAACTCTGGATCATGGTCATACATGTAGTGCTGTTTGGTTCTATCCTCAAGAGAGGACATGTCAGAGCCGCAGAGGACATTACCTTCTTCACATGTCAGTAAGGCACGTATCTCTTTACCGTACATCTTACGAATGCTAGGTATATTGACACAAACACGGTGCTTCAACCGTAGTGTGTTAGTGAGTCCTCCCATCGCAGCGACTAGATAACCATTAGCGTCAGCATTTTTTAGAAAGCCTTTGACTGTGCTGATGCGATGTTTAATTAACATAATAGTCTCCAGTGCAGCAACCGCAGGATTATCATGAATCAACTTCAGTACTGACGGACACATGTCTCCACTCTTGAGCTTGACTTGCGGTACACCACCTTTTGCTTGCACGTTAGGATCAAACCTTGCGTACTCAAAAGTTTGTGGCTCCCAGCCTAAAGAGTACAGCCAGCTCTTGATCTGTAGAGTGCTTCCAGCATTTGGTGGCTCAAAGCCTACCACTACCTCGACCTCACCATCATGAGCAAAGTCTAAGTTACGCTCATCACACAGTGCTTGCCACTTCTCACCAGTAGCAGACAGTGTACCGTCCTTCTTAAATGGTTTTGCTGGACGCTTACGCTTTGCAATCTTAGGTACATCTGGCATAGCAGACATCAGTATAGACTCACTTTCTGCGTATTCCTTCTCCATGTTCTCAAGAAGGCTCTGAGCTGCATCAACATCCAGCTTCCATTTACTATGCTCTGCCAACTGAGCGCAGCGCATCTTGTGAGCCAAGTATCTAATCAAAACTGTAGGCTTATCATCGTATAGAAAATTCAGATATGAAAGCTCGCGCTTCCATACTTCCAGATTAATTCTTACATCTTCTTCACACCGATGCACATAAGTTTGCAGGTCAGCATTTTCCCAATCTTCAACTTGTGGTTTAGCAACACCTATTTGCTCTCCCCATTGTGCTAAACCATGCTTGCCTTGATAAGGCCACAAGTACCACGAGATAGCAAGAGTGTCAACAATATTGCAAGGTATGTGTAGTTCAAGAATACGCTCAATGATTGGTGCATCGTAACGTATAAAGTTGTGACCGATAATTCTGTCCATCCTTGTGACCGATGCAAAGAACACTTGCATATCAGGATAGGTAGTAAACGTGGTTATCTTGTTCGTTCGACTGTCATGTACTGACATACAGTGGATTTTAGTTGCGTCAATGCCATCTGTTTCTATGTCTATAACGTAGTCTACCATTGTTTTTGCTCCAAATAGGAAGTAGTCTTAACATCATATTCTACATCACAAATGAATGTATTGCCAAATTCTCGATCAAACAGGCTGTAAACTTCTGAGATGTTCTCTCGTTCTGGTGGACACTCTGGCGTACGATCACGAGACAATCCTATACCCAGTGTAAACCACTTCTCCATCGCACGACTACCTGTCAGCTCTGAACTATTTACTCTAGCACCTGCTTCATGGCTCTTACTGCCTTTTTGCTTTGGATTTACATGCGAGAAGCAGAAGATGGTAATAGGATACGTATGGCATAAATCACTCATGTCAGTAGATATTTCATTAAGCCTGTCATTAGCTTCGCTTGCACTGTAACGAGAGATGAGTGCTGTAATCGGATCTATGAAAAAACAGCGAGTTCCATCGAAATGATGTTGTTGCTCTATAGTAGTGCGGATATCAGCCCAATCCCGTGACGCACCTCGATCATAGAAGGTCACATAATCAGACATGCCTCGTAGTGTAGAGCGTAGGAAGTCAGGATCATAGTCCACATCTGGACGAGTAAAATCTACCTTGCCTTGCTTACTAGCTAAACGCCTAGCAGTCATGACTGGGCTATTCTCCAAATCAAATATACCCACACGCTGTTTCATGCCTATCAAGTGAGAAGCTAACTGGTACTCAAAGTGACTCTTACCGATCTTAGGTGCTGCTGCTACTATGATTAGCTGGTGTGGTCGAATACCATACGTTGCCTTTGTAAGTGTAGGCCACGGATACGAGATACCAATCTCTGGTTTTACACAAGCCTTCTCTATTAGCTCCTCATCAATAGTAACCAGTTCACCTTGACGCTCATACACTGAGTCCCAAACAGCCGCTTGATAAAGCTCTTTACCTTTGCCTTTCATAAGCATATCGGAAGCATCTTTATCTGATAGCTTGGCAACTTTGAATAGCGGAAAAGCCTTCAAGCACTCACGAGTAGCCTTCTTGCCAGCGTCATCGTTGTCAAAACACAAAATTACTTCTTCGTATTTAGAGAGAAATTCACGATTAGCCATCAAGTCTTTTACTGCACCACTAGCTCCACGAGTAAGCGATACAACTGCTGGATCACGAGTAGCGTACTTGCTTGGCATATGTTCCTTAATCGCCTGATACAGACTTAGGCAGTCAAGACGGCCTTCAGTGATAAAGAGCTTACGACCAGAAGGAGCTAGATGTTGTCCCCATAAACTCAGCTCGCCTTTGCGGTCACCGATTGATGAGAATCGTTTGTTAGCTACTTCCTTAACTTCATAACCAACCAGATTACCTTGCTTGTGGTCTGGGTAGTAGTGATGAGTAATTGTCTGACCATCCTGCTCTGACAAGCCTATACGCACATCAAATCTCGCTACAGTTGGTTCTGAGATTTTGCGATCAGCTATCTCTCTAGTAGGCAGACTATTGATGTCACTTAGTTCCATTCTTGGTTCCTTCTTATTAATTTTAACAACGTTACTTTGCTTACTGTCTAGTGGATCAAAGGTGTTACAAGCGAAACAGTAAGCGTTCTCCTCGCCCGAATCAGTAGCAAATACCTGCTTTGCATCTGAACTACCGCAGTCAGTACAAGCTATCTTGTAGAGCGGTGTGCCACTTTCTTTGATGTCATTCATAGGTTCAGCTCCAATCGAGCTTGTTCCTCAGCTTCATCAGTAGCTAGGATAAGAAGATACTCTCCGAGATTAGCTAGTGCATCTTTGTCGTACTTAGGTAGACACTGACGTACTAAGTCGCCTAGCTCCTCACTTCGCAAGTCATAGCCTAGAGCTGGAGCCATAGCTTCAACAAGCTGCGTCTGGAAATCATGGATAAGGTAGTCATCAGTCATCTCATCAATTTCAGCTTCCTGCTGAGACGTTAGCTGACGTGACTGGTACGCTTCTTCAAAATAATCACTTGCTTCCATTTTCATTATAGTAACGCTCCGTAATCATGTTAATAAAATAAGTCATGCCCATCTGTTCGATAACTGGCAAGGCTTCAACGTACGCCCACTGACATCGGTAGTCAAGCATTTTCTCATCAGCTAAATCTTTCGTTAGCTCGTCTCCGTAATCATCCATAGTGCTTCTCCTGTATTAAGTTATTACCATCAACGTGCCTGATCTTACACACCTTATTGCTACGCATGAATAGGACTCTCCAGTGAGGCTCCAATGGTGCTAACTCTTTTAGTAGGTTAGCAGTAACTTCACCAGTAGACTGGAATCTAGTAGTAAGCTCA